TTGTATTGTTGCCGAATACAGAATCAGAGGCATGCTATGAATTCACTTATGGCAAAAGCAAATCAAATATATCCCCAATCAGAAAGCATGCGTATTCAATGGATTGTGCAAACCATTTATTTACGCTTGAAAAAACAAAATGATATGGAACCGATAAACCAGCATGCTATGGGAAGGTATTTTTATGGACATACAACAAGGAAGTGATGAGTGGTTTCAGATGCGACTTGGTAAGGTTACGGCCAGCAAGATTGCCGACCTTATGTCCAAAATCAAATCAGGTGAGAGTGCAGGTCGCAAAAAGCTCAAAACCGAGCTCGTTAGAGAGCGTTTAACAGGAAAACGAGTGCAAGGCTACACCAATGCAGCAATGGAACGCGGAACAGCGTTAGAACCGCTTGCAAGGGCTTCCTACGAGGTGAAAAGAGGCTTATTTGTAGATCAAATAGCTTTTGTCAATCACCCTGTCATTTCTATGGCAGGTTGTTCACCTGATGGCATGATTGGTAGTGATGGCCTTATAGAAATCAAATGTCCGCTGCCCGACAATCACCTTGAGCATTTTATCAATGATGGCAAAGATTTAGTCAATCGTTATTATGCTCAAGTGCAGTTTCAGATGGCCTGCTGTGGCGTAGATAGAAAATGGTGTGACCTGGTCTCTTTTGATCCTGACATCAGTGAACCTTTGCAGCTTTTCATTAAGCGCATTTTTAGAGATGAGGAATTTATCTCGCAAGCTGAAGCAGAAGTAATTGAGTTCAATAATGAAGTAGATTTAATCGTTCAACAACTAAAGGAAAAAGAAAATGGCAATAACTCATGATTTATTAGCAGGCGGTGAAAACTATGTCGGTAAAGACGGCAAAGAAAGAAGAAAATGGATTAGATGTGGCGTTGTTGTAGAAACAAAAAATGGCGGCCAAGCTATCAAGCTTGAAACTATCCCTGTCAATTTTGATGGGTGGTTACAAATGAAAGAACCGCTACCAAAAGATTCACAACAAACTAGCGCCAAGTCATCAACTTCTTTTGATGATATGGAAAGTGATGTTCCGTTTTAATTGATTAATGGGTGAAAGTTTTAATGTAATGCAATATAATATAGGCGAATATTGCTAGACTTGCGCAAGGTATTTAATAATAGACATTAAGACAAGTAGCCCTCTTTTTTAGGAACCATATGCCAAAATTAATATCAGATGAAGAATTCATAAAGCTTTGGGGTGAATTAAAATCATGCCAAAAAATCTCAACAAAAACAGGTATCAGTATTCGTGCTGTGCAAAGCAGGCGCAGAGCAATGGAAAGCCGATACGGATTGGATTTACAGGCCAATGAAGAAAAGCCTTTTATAGAACGACACTCCGCAAGAATTAATATTCCTATTCAAGATGGCATTGTGATTGTTTTTTCTGACGCTCACTTTTGGAATAATGATGAAACAACCGCATTCAAAGCACTCATTAAATTTATCAAAGAATTAAAACCTAAAGCTGTGATTGCTAATGGTGATGTATTTGATGGTGCAAATATATCAAGACATGGCCGCATTGGATTTCTTGAACACAGACCGACAGTCATTGATGAATTAAACGCTTGTAAAGAAATGCTAGGTAGGATTGAAGATGCTTGCAAGACAGTTAAGCCTAGCCCTTTTCTTACTTGGACACTAGGTAATCATGATAGTAGGTTTGAAACATACCTTGCAGCAGTCGCACCTGAATATGAATTTGTTAATGGCTTTCATTTAAAAGACCATTTCCCCGCTTGGAAACCATGCTGGGCTACATGGATCAATGATGTCTGCATAAAGCATCGCTGGAAAGGCGGTGTGCATGCCACGCACAATAATACAATGGGCGCTGGAACAAGTATCGTTACCGGCCATTTACACTCATTAAAAGTTTCAGCATATACTGATTACACAGGCACTCGCTATGGTGTGGACACAGGAACATTAGCTGAAATAGATGGCGATCAGTTTTTAAATTACACAGAAGATAATCCAAAGAATTGGCGTAGTGGTTTCGCTGTGTTATCATTTCATAAGGGCAAACTTTTACCGCCTGAATTGGTAGAAGTTATTGAAGATGATGTTGTAGCTTTCAGGGGACAGGCTTATGAGTTATAGCGAGGCAGGCAAAGGTTCAAAACAAAGGAAAACAAACAGAAAACAATATGATGAAAATTACGATTTAATATTTGGCCGCAAAGAGAAGTATTATGATTCAGATGATGAATCTAACTCTTGGGACGAGGACAAAATAAATATCGTTGGCACTAATGGCAGCACAGGCGATCATTATATAAAATAAAAGGAATAATATGTTGTTCAAAAAAGATAAGATAGAATTTTTTTCACTCATGCCTGATGTTACTAGAACTGCACCAATATTATCAGCGACAAATTTCAAACCTGATTTGGTTAAAAATTCTACTCAAGAATTGAGTGAGAAAAAAAAAGAAAATTTATTTGGCCATGTAAAATCTCTTTTTACTGCTAAATGTCCCGGAATTTATAATTATGCTAAACATGGGTGGGTTCTTACTACATGGCAAGATATTATTATTACGACCAATGGCGATGGTGATTCTTTTCAATGGACAAGTGCATTAGATCAAAAAAATTTAAAAGGTGGAAATTTAGTAGGTGATGCAGTAGGATTTCATAATGCAAATCAATATTCAAATTATGTTGAAAATGATCCTAATACACTTTCAACTGTTATTAAAATAAACACTCCTTGGCGTTGCATTGTTCCTAAAGGTTATTACTTACAAGAAGCGCCATTACCTTATTCTGATGAAAAAAGATTTACTACAGTCATAGGTTTTCATAGTCAAGAATATGGTGTATCGCCATTAAATATTCAATTGTTATGGCATGTTATCAATGGTGAAACTCTAATAAAAGCAGGAACACCTTTAGCGCATTATTTATTAATACCTCAAAAACAACCAAAACTTATAGTAAGAAATGCAACAAAAAAAGATTTAGAATTTGAAGAAGCCACTCATATTGAATTGAATAGAAAGTTTTTATCAAGCAGAACAGAATCAAAATGTATATTTGCCGATTTATTTAAATGATGCTCAAATTACTTGTGGCCTACACTTTATATCATTATAAAGCTGCGTTGATTTGGTGGGTTTTATATTTCATAGTTTTATGGGCAGAAAAAAAGGGAGCGTTTTAAGCTCCCTTGACTAACTTAAGGATACATTGTGTATGAAGCAATGTGTTCACATTATAGCATTATTTATTCATAACATACATAGTAACTTCAAATCCAAATCTCATTTCTGTAGCTGCTGGTTTAGTCCACATAATATTTGCCTTTCATTTATGACAAACAAAATTATTTGTCTAGCAAATTATGGCTTTTTTGCAATACAAAAACATCAAGAAAATCATTATTTAAATTTAGAACGAGCCCATTCATAAATTCTAATGCAATACCAAATGATTGATAGCAATGCGGCTATTGCTGGTAAAAATTTCATTATTGCGCCAAAAGCTGTAAGTCCCGAAACTGTATCTAATACATGCTTCGTGTGTTCTTGCATATCCATATTATTTCTTTCTACTAATTAATAAGATGCCTTTCAATAGCGAGATAAAGACTGTCATTGCTAGATATATAAGCAATAGAGCCGTCAGATAATAAAATAACCAAATAATGTTTATTATCATAAAAATCGGAGCCAATATCTTTGATTGTTTTATTTTGTAGAAAATCGAATATGTCATCAATGGTTTCATGGGAAGTTTGCATTTAAACTTTCTATTACTGCTTCAGGCCTAACAAATTTATTTGCATCATGCTCTGTATCTTCCCACCATAAAAATTGGTTTTCAACCAAATTATTTCTATCTTTCAATAGGTTAATATTTTCAGGGTGTCCAAAGATCAGAGGATCAGAAACCGACCACAATACTATACCATATTTTTTCTTATCCCAAGCAAAATGTTGGAAAAAAGAATCACAAGATATCCATGTCTTGCATTGATTTACAAGCTCTCGCAATTCGGATAGTGATAAATTTTTTCTAAAATCAGGCACTAATTGTTCCTCACCTGCAATACCTATTTGAACAATTGGTTCATCAATCAGTTCAATAAGTTCTTTCCAATAAGGATAATTTTTAGCGTTAGGTTTACCATTTCTTAATGCTTTAGAATAAGGGCTAATAATAATCATAGATACATCTTTCTATAAGCATCTTCAAGACTGCCTTTCCATTTCCATTGATGCATTTTAATATAAATACTCCATTGATCAATGTTGCCAAATAATTGACGAGCTTCAGCAATAGAACGACCAGGCACTATGTCAGGATAACAAGTAAACACTTCTGCATTTTTAATTTTAGGTAATACATGAGTAAAAACTACATGATCGCCCATACCGCAATTAAGTATTACAATTTTTTTATCACTATAATTAATTAAATTATTAAATAAATTTTCATCTTGCTCATAGAGAGCTTGATTTGTTTCGCTTCTGATGCCGCCATTAGGATTCTTAAAATGCCAAGTATTAGCATTAGGCACTACTAAAATTTTATAACCTTTTTTAAATAAGCCATAAGTAAATAATGTTTCTTCTCTGTGCGCTACTCTTGAAAGCCCAAGATTGTAATCATGCCCCCCAGCTCTGTAAAGAAACGAACAATGTAAATGCTCAACTTCTTTAACTTTGTCAATAAATGACCATTGAATGTTAGGCTCTGTATTAATATTTTCTATTTTGCCTGTAGGTTTAAAACTTTCAAATTGAAATGGCGGAGTTAATATTGCGCCACCAATTGCACCTACATTTTTATGAGTATAATTAAAAAGATTTTGTAAAACATTAGGTTCAGGTATTGCATCATCATCAACACGCCACACCCAATCAAAGCCCATAGTGTTAGCTATTTGATGAATATGATGTTGGCCTTTTTTATTAGCAAATAACCATTCCCATTTAATACCTTTAATATCAAGCATTTGAAAAAAATAGCTATACACCAATTCTTTTCGCATATCTTGTGGCTCATCATTGTCATCAAAGATAATTAACTTATCAACCTTTTTGGTTTGATTAATAATCGCATTGAGTGTTAAAGGTAAAGTCGTATGATAACGACCTCTAGTTGCTACCGAGCATAAAACACTATTCACTATCCCACCTCATAATCATAAGATTAAATCTATTTCCTTCTTTTATTTCAGCAGGTTCTTTTGAAACATAACCTTCTTCATTAATAAATTCATATTGAAAATCAGGAAAATGTGATTCATTTAAGCCATGAAGTTTATGATGTTCACCCCAAAATCCTACAGGCTCATTGTGTGGCGTTGTCAATAAAAGACGCTTGCAATGTTGTTTGAGTTTTTGTGCTATTTCAAGACCATTATCAATATGCTCAATTAATTCAAAAGCAATTATAGTGTCGTATTGTTGAAGCGGGTAGGTGTTTATATCTGCATGAACAAAAGATGCGTTTAAACCCCATTGCTGTTCGTTTGCGACACTAATAATGACAGGATCATAATCTAAACCTAGATATTTGATGTTATTT